ATTGCAGAGTATCAGCAGGCCGTTTCCGCAATGCTTGAGCAGGGCGTGCGTGATATGGGCTTGTGGGATAACACCTTTAACGAGTCCACAGGCACCATTAGCGGCTCGCTTGCTATGTTATCGGCGAGCTGGCAGAACTTTCTAACAGAACTTGGCAAAGATAGCGGCGATATACCGACGCGCACGCAAGAGCTAGTAGACAGCGTTATTGCAGTTGTTGAAAACGTTGCGCCACGTCTGCTTGTGTTCGCTGAAAACCTGTTTGCAGCGATTCCTGAATTATACGAGCAGCTAAAGCCATACATAGACCAGTTTATGCAGATGGCTAGTGCATTCATCGAAGAACATCGACCAGAAATCGAAGCGGCGGCAACACAGCTATTCGACGGCATCACAGACGCGCTGACGGTGATAATCCAAACCGTGATGCAAAAGCTGCTTGAAGCAATTGGGCAGATTATAGCCACGTTCCCCGAATGGTTCCCGCAACTCTTGGCAGCAGCAGGCCAGCTGTTCCTAGCCATTGTCGAGGGCTTGGCAGTTGGCATGATGCCGTTTTTCGCGGAACTTGAAAAGAACATGGATGCAGGTCTTGAGACTATCGGCAGTTTCTTTATGGGATTTTTCCAAGCAGGTGCGGACATAATCAGCAACATTGTCGGCGGCGTTTCAGGCGCAATTGGCGAGGTACAGAGCATCTTTAACGACGTTGTAAACGCCATGACGCATCCGCTTGAAACGGCGCAGGGCATCATACAGGGTATCGCGGATACAATATCTAGCATCATCGGCGACATGAACCTCGAATTGCCGCAAATCCCGCTACCGCATTTTAATGTTTGGGGCGGTGAGTTCCCGTGGGGCATCGGTGGACAAGGCAGCATGCCTGAATTTGCAATTGAATGGTACGGGAAAGGCGGATTTGCCAACGAGCCAACACTGGCAGGATACGGCGAACGTGGCCCCGAGCTTTATTGGCCTGCATATGACCCGTACTTTGATAAATACGCAAAGGGCATTGCCGAACACATGCCCAAGGGCGTAGGCGGCGTGGACATTCATGACTGTACTTTTAACGTGCGGAAAGAGTCCGACATTCGCCATGTAGCGCAAGAACTTAACACGCTAATCAATCGTCAATCAGTAGGAGCGTTTGCATAATGGGTAGTCTAATCTTTGATGGTCATGACATTGGCCTGTTGTGCGCTTACGGTGATCCCGTCATTTCAATACTCAATTCGAGCGTTGATTATGCTGACGCTAAGAACCGCAACGGCTCGATTGTGCTAGGTAAGACATGGGGCAATTCTAGCGTATCGTTCAGCGTTGGCCTAAGTGGGCAGGCGCAGGACAGGCGTAACAGGTTGTCCACCTTGGGCGTGTGGCTAAACGTGGACGAACCGAAAAAGCTAGTGTTGCCGGATACGCCTGATAGGTATTACCTAGCTATCCCCGAGGGCGAATTACAGCTAGAGCGCGGCGTGCATAGCGATATCGGGCAACTTACATTCACGTTGGTTGACCCGATTGCATACGGTGCTGAAAAATCCGTATGGGTGCCTTATAGCGGCTCTGTTACGTTTGTTGTGGGCGGCACAGCCCCGACATTGCCATATTTCAATCGTACACTAGAGCGACCAGACCAGACCACCAAGCAATGGGGTTTAAGGCTCGATGGTGATGACGTGTTCGTGATGGATTTCGGCACAACGTCTAACTGCTATATCAAAGCTGATTTCAGCAAGGGCGTTGCATTTTTGAATGACAACATAAAGATGCCCACGCTTAACTCTGATTGGTTCAAGCTGACTCCAGGCGAACACACGATAGAGAATCACATCGGCGGCGGCAATGACTTGCGCTTGCGTTGGGTTGAAAGGTGGTTATAAATGAAACGTGTAATCATCTTTGACAATCTCGATAACTATATCGGAGATTTGTCGCTTGCTGACGTTATGGCGATGGAGCGCCACGAAGAGGTAAACGGCGAGCATTCGCTGACAATCACGACAACGCAAGTGCTCACACAGGGCAACCGCGTTGTATATCAAGACGAGCGCGGTATATGGCGTGAGTATGTCGTGACTGGCGTGGACGAAGCGCACACGGCAGGTAAAACCGTTGTGGGTTCTTACTATTGCGTGTGGTCGCTACTTGTCGATATGCAAGGCGTTATCGTGTCAGTCATGCCAGGTACGCAAACCCCAGTGCAGGCAGGCGTTGCATTAGATGCAATTTTAGACGCACAGTCACGTTGGTCACTCGGCACAGTTACGCGAATGTCCACGGGTGGCGCGAGCATGTACGACATGAGCGCATGGCAGGCGCTAGGCGTGCTTGTGGACAACTGGGGCGGCGAGATCAGCGCAACAATCGAGGTTTCGCCCACGGCTGGCATCGTTTCACGTAGTGTCAATCTATATGACCAAATCGGCGAGCTAGAAGCAAAGCGGCGTTATGACTTTGGCCGCGATGTTGCAGGCGTTACGCGGCATTTCGAGGATAGCGCGGTATATTGCCGTATTAGTCCACGTGGTAAAGGTGAGCAAACCGAGAGCGGCGGTTATGGGCGCAAGATACGAATTACCGAAGTAAACGACGGCAAGGATTATCTAGAATATGCGCCTATGGTCGATGTTGCCAAGTTGCCCGATGGCAATGGCGGTTATCAGTATCCGACGTTGATAGTCGAAAACTCCAATTGCGAGACTCCCCAGGATTTGCTTACATGGGCTCAGGGCATTTTAGCCGACACGCTCACGCCTAAAGTCTCGTATGACGTTGACGCTGTGCAAACAGGCGTCGAAGGCGTGGACATTAGCGGCGTTTCACTTGGCGATGTAGTGCAGGTGGTCGATAGGTACTTTGCAGACGGCGGCATACGCATTACCGGGCGCATTGTCGTGATGGTGATTGACGAGCTGTCTGCGAAAAATATCAGCGTGACCATTGGCGATATCAGCGAGTCATTGGCTACCAAGTTTAGCGACATGCAAAAAATGGTTGATGATACAACCGAACGGCTTAACTCGCTAACTGGTTATCTTGCGACGGCTGATTACGTTAATTCCCTTATTGACCGTATCAATACAGAAATAAATGCAACGGGCGGCTATGCATACATCGTACCAGGAAACGGTATTTTGACGTTTGATGTTGCTGTTGCTGACCCGCTGAATCCTGTTGAAGCAAGCCAAGTGGTTGAGATTAAAGGCGGTTCAATTCGCATAGCCAATAGCAAAGACGCGCAAGGCCAATGGGAATGGAAAACAGTTTTTGTTAGCGGTCACATCCTCGCAGATCTCGTGACGGCCGCAAAGATAACCACGGGCTTTATCGGCAGCGCAGGCGGCACATATATCAACCTAGACCAGAACATTGTCAATCTCGGTGACGAAACGAAGTCGCATGTAGTCGTGGACAATAACGGATTCTATATCTACGACGGCGAGAATCTAGGCGTTAACATCGGCGGTGCAAAATACGAGATAGGCGGCACGGTTATATCTGGCGTGTTCTACTCATTCGGGCCACGTGCAAACACTGGCAACAATGGCTTGTACTCGCTTTCATCAGGCGATAGCAATTATGTTGGTGCCGATAGCCCATATTGCGGTGCAATCGGTTATAACTTATACGCTCCACGCGGTGCACAATCTGGCGCTGTTGGTTGTGGTTTGGCAATTGGCCGATATAACGTCAAGAACGCGAGCGGCAACTATGCAGGAAAAGAAATTATCGATTTTTTGCAGACTGTCGATTCTCCAGCATTTGTCGTTGGTAACGGCAGCAGTCTTGCACGCTCAAACGCGTTCGAGGTTGATGTTTACGGCAATATCGGATTCAAAGGCACGCTGTATTCTGACACTGTTGGCCGCTTGGTTGAAGGTAGTTTTTCGGGCGTTTCATGCACTGACCCGCTCAGAAATACATTGCTAACATTCACGTTACCTAGAAGTCATGCAGAACGTGACGGTCACTATGGATTATGGCTTATATACGTAGCAATTAGATTCACTGGTATTTCAAACTCTGAGCGTGGCAATGTGTTCTTGTCCACGTCTGATATAGGCACAACGAGCGTTTCAAAAAGCAATATATCGATGGTCGAAAAACGACTTATGTTCTGCTATAAGAACACGTCAGCAGGCGACCGAACGCTCTATTTATGTTTGGGCGACATTGGTAGCAACACGCCAACGGCAAGCGGCAGCGTTCGAGCAATACAGCTAATTTAGCAGCTAGAAAAACAAGATTAGAGGTGTTTACATGGCTAACACTTTCAACATATCGCTTGACGTGTCGAAGCCAAGCGGCGTGCGTCCTGTTGTAATCATGCGGCAGGCTGACCACCTTGGCACGACTATATCAGCGACGTTATTCGATCATGGCGCGGCGTATAACCCAAGTTCGCCCACTGTTGCATTCATAATGGAATTGCCAGATGGTGAACACTACTACCGCAAGACTGCCACATTTAGCAACGGCGTTGCAACTGTAGCTGTGGACGAATCACAGGCGGCAAGTGTACCGGGCGTAACGCATAATGCGTACTTCGAGATCACGGTGGGCAGCAATAAGTTGTCCACGGAGTCGTTTGATGTTGTCATTCTTAAATCAGCACTCGATGGTACGGAAGAACCAGAGAGCTTCGATGATACGATCGTGGCCGCTGTAAACGATTGGCTTGTAGCGCATCCCGAAGCTACTACGACTGTTCAGGACGGCGCGATCTCTACCACCAAGTTGGCTAATTTGGCGGTCACTACTGCCAAGCTGGCTGATGGAGCGATTACTACTCAAAAGATTGCTGATAATGCTGTCACAGATGATGAGCTAGTTCAATTTAATGGGATACTTAACAGAACTTACGAACAGGCCAAGACAGCATTGGGAGTCCCAAAACTGACATGGGAAACAGGAAAATACGTAAAACCCAACGGCGAGATTGTCAACGGCAACCCATTTGCAATCAGCAATATATTTGCTGTAGAACCCAATATGGAAATAAGAATGACCCTCATGGGGGCACCGTCCATCGCGGTACTTAGCGAATGGGACGTGAACGGTAATCTCATTGCGCCAATCTATACTGGTATTTCATCGATGATTGCAACGGAAATAGTATATAGAACTGGCAGTAGTGGAACCAGGTATTTCAGGCTGTGCTATAGAACTGAAAACAACTACGGAATAAACAACGACAACGTTCTCGTGTCAATAAAGCCATGCGATACAACCATTAAAAGGCCAACGGTCAATTGGGGCAGAGGTTATATCGCGACATCTGATGATGCGGTACATTATGAATCTACTCATTTCGTTTACAGCAACACAATACAGCTATTCAAAGGTGAGACCATTTCATTTCCAGCTGGCGGCGTTGCGTCCATATGGCTCCTAACCGAATGGACGGCAAGCTACAGCAGCGGCAAAATATGGAACGCTGGTTCGTTTGTTGAGGGGCTAGTAAAAGGTGATGGCTATTATAAGGTGATAGAATACACCGCCGACCACGACATGTTCGTCAGGGTGTGTAGCCGAGTCCACACATCGCCATTGGACACGAATATTACTTTACCGCTCGAAGATTGGGTCAAATCGCCGATAGTGTTTTATAAGGGAGTATCCGAGAAAGAATCGCCACTAAACGGAAAGACGCTGACGTTCTTGGGTGACAGTCTGGCGCACGGCAATGCATCAGGTACAGAGATCGTATGGACGCGGGAGCTTGCCATAAAGCACAACATGACCATTCATAACATGGGAATCAATGGCAATCCAGTTGCATCCGTCGAAGCATATACAGCGGCAGACCCGATGTGCGTTCGTTATACACAGATACCAGAAAGTGACTATTTGGTACTTATCGGCGGTGCAAATGATTGGAATTTCAGCGTTCCTATCGGAAATGTGACAGACACAGTTGCAACAACTTTCTGCGGAGCGCTTAACACTATTATTGATGGCGTGCGCGACATGTATCCACGCGTTAAATTGTTGTTCATAACCAATTACAACAGGTACGGAACACTCAAAAACGGGCTATATGAAGTGCAGTACGTTGACGCAATGAAAGAAGTATGCGGCGCTAAATCTGTTATGTGCTTCGACAACTTCAGGGATGCTGGCATCTACTTTAGGGATGAAAATTTGAGCGCATGGCAAGATGAAGGCTTATGGGACGCAAAATCAGCAAACAGGCACCTATCACCAGAAGCATATAAAGCTGTATATCCAATTTACGAAACGATTCTTGAGAGCTTGTAACACATGGATATAACACCATAGGCTATAAGCCGAAATAAAACAATCACTAATAAAAGCCCTCTGTATCAGCAGGGGGCTTTTTTATGCCCATTTTCAATCGAAAGGTAGCCCCATAGCATACAACCCAAACATGTACATGCCTACGAATTACGGGTATGGATATCAGCAGCCGATGCCAAGTCAACCGTTCAACGGATATCAGCAAATGCAATCCGCCCAGCCGATAAACGGGCGCGTTGACGTTACTGGCATTGAGGCGGTCGAGCTCGCGTCTCAGGCGCTTGGCAGGGCGATTTGCGTAAGGGGGTGGTGTCACTAATGGATATCACGCCTTACATTGGCACGATTGTCACGGTAATCATCGCCGTGGGCAGCGTGTACGCGGCGATTTCGTCCAGACTCGCAAGACTCGAAACTCAGATTGAAAACCTGATACACGAGACGAACAAGCACAATCAAGTTATCGAAAGAACGTACAAGCTCGAAACCGAGGTTGTAAATCTCTATCACCGAATAGACGAATTGAAGGAAGCGACGAAACATGAATAAGTTTCTAAAATCCAACGCATGGCAATGGAGACTAGCGCGAACCATCGTGCAGGGCATTCTAGGTGTGATCGTTGCAAACGTGGACACAATCGCAGGCGCGGCGATTTTCGACCCGTCGCAGCGTGCAATTGTCGTGGCGCTCGTTATGGCGGTGCTTTCGCCCACGATGGCCGTAATCGGCGAAGCTGATAAATCCGTAGAAGGTGAACACGTTGCCGAAGATTCCGAAGAGTAACGACGGCAAGAAATACGCCACGTCCACGCTAGATGACATTGTGGCCGCGAAGGTGGACGAAGCAATGGCGCAGGCTGAACAACGAATAACCGCTCAAACGCTAGCGAAAGTGAACAAAACAAGCCTATAACAGCCGATTTAAGCAGCTATAAACATGGGATGTGGTTATCAGTGCCACATCCCTTTTTTTATTTGGGGGAAATATGGCAACTAAAAAGCTAATTATTGACGTGAGCGAGCACCAAGCGAAAATCAACTGGCAGGCCGTGAAATCGCATATTGACGGCGTGATTATCCGCTGTGGTTATGGCGATGATGATAAATCGCAGGATGATTTGTATTGGCAACGCAACGTTAAAGAATGCGAGCGCTTGAAAATCCCATATGGCGTGTATCTATATAGCTACGCTGATACAGTCGCACATATCAAAAGCGAGATTGCCCACGTTAAGCGATTGCTCAAAGGCCATAAACCCGCATACCCTGTTTATATCGACCTCGAAGAGTGGGCATGCGGCAACATGGCTAAGACGGCAGCTAGTATGTTCTGTGATGCCATTACAAAAGCGGGATTTGTTGCAGGCGTTTACACGTTTGAATCGTTTTATAACGAGTTCATGCGCGGCTGGGATAGTCACACATTATGGGTTGCCAGGTTTGGCGCAAACGACGGCAAGCCCCATGAAACCCCGAAGATAGGCGCTAAATACGATGCATGGCAATACACGAGCAATGGCAGTGTGGGCGGCTATGCTGGCAGGCTCGATATGAGCTACTTTTACCGCACGTGGACAAAGGAAAGCGCGGAATCGTCCACTGGTGCAGGCGCGAAAGTGTCCACCAATAGCGCGATAGCCGACAAGGTTCTAGAAATCGCACGCTCTGAAATCGGGCGTGACAATGGCACCAAGTATGGCAAGTGGTACGAAAGCAACGTGGACAAAGACCCGAACAACTACGACTTTAGCGCTAGTGATGTTCCCTATTGCGCGATGTTCGTTAGTTGGGTATTCAACAAAGCAGGCGTTAAATGCGCAGGCTTGCCAGGTGCATATTGTCCGACCATGCTAGCGGCAGGCCAGAAAGCCAAGGCAACAATTAGCGTGGACAAAGCAAGACCCGGCGATGTTGTTTACTTTGACTGGGACAAAGACGGCGAAGCTGACCACGTGGGCATTGTTGAGACCAACAGCGGCGTTAATCTAGTCACGATCGAGGGCAACACTGACGATGGCGAGGTAAAGCGCAAGTCACGCAATTACAACAGCGTGTGCGGCGTTGTAAGGCCGAATTACGGCGCTAAACCGTCCACGGGTGGGGCTAATAACAAGAAACCCGTTAAAACCGTCGTTAGGTTCAGAATATCCACCGACAAAGACGGCAAGTCATGGCTCAACGAAGGTGTGCAATACAACGGCACCAAGGCAATTAGATGGATTGCGATTAAAGGTGCTGGCAGGTATCGCGTTTGCACGCTGGCTAGTGGTTGGTTGCCTTGGGTTGATGACTACAACATTCGCGACCTCGAAAATGGTTGTGCAGGCGATGGCAGCAAGATAACTGGTATTGAAATCGTCAATGCTAATGTTGCCTACAAAGTGCGCATTCGCGGCAAGAAATGGTATCCAGAATTACACGGCCAGCACGACACGGGCGGCACGGGTGACCATTTCGCGGGTGACCTCATGAACGCGATTGATGGCTTTTGGTGCAAGGCGATTTAAAAAATATACGAATAGGCAATTAGTATCAATTTGAACGCGATTGAGACTAGAAAATGGTACTAACAATTAATTGGGACATGTCCCATTAAATGTCCCGTTGTTGTCCTATTGACTCGCTCAGGTGTCCACTTTATCGGTGGACATCTGGGCGCTATTTTTGTATAATCGCACGAGTGACCCGCAACGCTTAACATGTTGCACGGTCATGCAGTAAGCGTGACACGGCGGCATGAATGCGCAACTTGCGGGTGTTTAGGCAAGCGTCCACTAGTGCACAGGTGGGCGCTATTTTTTTACGCTAAAATTCCGTTACAAATTCCGCTATGATTGTAAAACCCCAGTTCAGACACTTGCAAAAATTCCCCGCGGCGATTATTCACATGGCAATAAAAAACCAGCTTTCATCTGCGAAAACGGGTTATTTAATGTGGTGGAGGCGCGGAGAATCGAACTTGAAGCGTTTGAGCATGACCAGGTGTTTTAGTGCGAAATTACGTTAATTTTCCGCTACTCGCAGCATATCGGCGCGTAATACGCCAATGTCGGGCTTGTAATAGCGGTTAATTGTAGTGCTTATGTTGCTATGCCCCAGGATGCGCGAGAGCGTTTCGATGTGTCCACCATTGGCAAGGTAAGCAGTAGCGAATGAATGCCGCATGTTTTCGATTGTGACCCGTGGACAATCAACGTGAGCATCCAGGAATCGCAGCCATTGCTTTTGAGCTGTGCTCGGAGTCATTCGGTGATTGTTGCTTGTTATGAATGCGCCAACATGGTTGCTAGGCGTGGACAACACGAAGTCATAGAATCGCGGGTGCATGGGCAACACACGTGCGCTGTGCTTGGTCTTTGTTTCTTTCAATTGTCCACCACCATGCAGACGTGATGCAGCGGTGAACGCCTGATTAATCGTGATTGTTCTTGTTTGCATGTCGAAGCATGACCAATCGAGGGCGTAGCGCTCTTCTGGCCGCAATCCCTGCAATAGTCCACTGTAGGCAAGGCGTTGCAGCATGACGGGCGCGTGAGTGTCCACCATATCTAAAAATACGTGTATCTCGGCGAACGTGGACAACACCAAACCGTTATCACGCGATTTGCCAGACGTGGACGGCAGCGCGAACTTAGAGCAGGCGTAGTTGGTCGTTATGTATCCATCGTGCAACGCTTCATTGAGTATGGTTTTCAGGATGCCAACGGCTTTGCTAGCAATGCCAGATGTGGCGCAATTGTCCACTAGCAATGATTGAATCTCGGCGCGGGTAATATCGCGGATGGGGATTTTCCCAAGTGCTGGGATAATCTGCTTGTCTATTGTATATCGGTATGTATCACACGAACTAGGCGCTAGTCGCTTGACCGTAACAGGCCAATAAACCTCGTTGATGTAGCGTGTCAGCGTGGTTTGTCCACCTATGGCGGCGCATGACGCGATCAATTCAGCTTCAATCAATTTCGCTTGCTTGAGCGTGTCGGCGTGCGTGTAATGGCGTGGACGCTTGCCGGATGCGTCAGGTTGGCCGTATGTCGTTATATCGTATACAACTTTGCCTGATTTGAGCTTGCGTGGACGGATAGCCATTGTTACCCCTCAAGATATGTGCTCATGTTCGCGAGAATCGCACGTTGCGCATTTTCTGGCAGTTCCCGCCAAAGCATAATCAGTTCTTTTTCATCATCACTAAGGCTGACAAGGTTGCTATTTGGTCTAAGCACGTCCGAATCGTCAATTTTGAGCGAATCAAGAATCATGTTGCGGGTTTTCGTGGTCGTGTTATCTAGACCACGTTCGAGCGCGTGATAAATGGTTGTTGCTGGTATTCCCGTATACTGTGACATTTTCGGCACGCTGCCATAACAAGCCTTTATAGCAGCTTTCACTTTGTCCTCAAAGATTCCCATTGCTACACCTCCAAGTATCGGCGTAATGCGGATTTTACCAAATCTGGTAATTGGTTTGAATTATCCCATTGACATTTACCAAACTAGGTATATGCTTGGTAAAGTTACCAAAATTGGTAAGATGAAAGGGGGTGAACAGATGGCTAAAACAGCTGATAAGAGCAAGTATCTCAATTTAATTTCAGAAATGAAGCGCGTTGGGGTTACTCAGTTGCAAGTGGCCGAACATCTAGACATGTCGCAAAGCAACCTGAATGCAAAGCTAAACGGGCGTGTTCCGTTCACTGTTCCCGAAGTCGTGGACATTCGCGAAACGTTCATGCCAGACGCAACGCTTGATTACTTGCTGGCAACAAGTCTTTAATCGTCCACTTTTGCACCTTGACACACGAATTACCAGCGCCCAACAGTACGCAAATTGCCATGATGAGTGCTCGAATGCACCACAGTAAGCACTTGGAGCGAGGATAGCAAGCAAGTAGGTTGGTCAACGCTGGGGCTTCAACTAATGGAATCCATGATTACAAACTAATGTAATTCCATTAATTCAGCGCTTCACATACGGCGGCATGGGCAGGCTAGCAGCCATATAGCAAGTGCTTTTAATCCTTTCCGCTTGCAGTCTCGCTTTTGGATTTAAATGTGCATCCTCCTTATACCCTTGACCTAACAGCTAGCCGAAAACTCGGGCATGTGTAGCTCATGCCGTCGCATGTGGGGCGCTGATTCGAGCAACAAGAAAGCAGGTGAAAAAACATGGCAACCAAAAACAAGGCGGCGTGCAGTTGTTGCAGCAACCACACGCCAAATGTCCACGTACCAGGACGAAACCATTATAGCGAGTTCGCTCACGGCTCAGCATTGGCCGCAGGCGCTTTTGTAGCAATGTTCATTTTTCTATCTTTAGGCACGGTGATTTTCGGATGGTAGGAAACAAGCCGCAGCACGCGAAAGCAATGCTAGACATGGTTAAGGATGTATGCAGCTCGATTGACCGCGACATTATAGACGCGCCTTATGTAAGCACGTTGCTTATGGAGAACTACGAGCGTGTAACAGTGCGCTTCGATGACGGTTTCGGCGTTGAGCTGACATTTAACGTGGACGATGAAGAATGTACGCGCTAGACGGTGCGCCATTGAGCGCGAATGTTGAATGGATTCTCAAGAACCTCTCACGAACTTTCAAGCGAGACGGTTTCGAGATTCAAACAGGGCGCTTGATTGTGCTAGACAAGCTTACCAACGAGACGCGAGTCATTGACTACATTGGCGATGGCTGGCACGAGCTAGTGAATATAAAGGGGTGAATTAAATGGGCGTTAGTTGCTTGATTCTTGGTTTTAGCGGCTCAGGAAAATCAACGAGCTTGCGAAACTTTGAGCGCGGCGAAATCGGCATTTTTAACGTTGCCGGAAAGCCTTTGCCATTTCGCAAGAAGCTAGACAAGGCCGACCGCTGCGGATATGAGCTAATCAAGAAATCACTCGAAGCAAACAAGCTGAATGCTTACGTGATCGATGATGCTAACTACTTGATGACGTTTCAGAATTTCAAGCTTGCTAAACAGGTTGGCTATACAAAGTTTACTGACATGGCCGTTAATTTCGAGCAGTTACTAGAAGCGGCGAACGCGACAAACAATGACACGGTGGTTTATTTCCTGATGCATTGCGAACGTGACGAGTTCGGCCACTTGAAGGCTAAGACAATCGGAAAGATGTTAGACAATCAATTGGTCGTTGAGGGCATGTTCCCAATTGTGCTGCTTGCCGAAAAGGGCGATGACGGGTTTTATTTTGCAACTGAATCAGATGGCATGAATCCAGTAAAAGCGCCAATTGGCATGTTTGATGCACCGAAGATTGACAATGACTTAAAGGCGGTGGATAACGCAATTCGCGAATACTGGGAAATGCAGCCGCTAACGTTCACTGTTGGGGGCGATTCCCAATGATGGCACCAAGAACAATAATCAGCGGCTCGATTTTCACGCAAAGCAAGCCAACAATTGACCAAACATTGCACGAACTACAGACCGAATTACATCAAGCACGCAACAAGATTAGAGACCTCGAATATGAGCTATCAATTGCGCGTGCGAATGTTGCAAGACTCAAGAAACGCAATGGTGAAGTGATTCCCCACGGTGACATAGATGATGGTTATGAATGCCCGAATTGCGCGTTTAGCGTTACCGAGGACATGAGCTATTGCCCAGGATGCGGCGCTCATATTGATTGGCGCGTGTATGCGTCCACGGGTGGCGATGACAGCGCATATGATCGAAAGTTTGACCGATGACTCTTTTATACCGCGACAGACCAAAAATCAGGCTAGGCGTGGACGAGGTAAACGGATTGTTGCACGCGCTTGATGCGGCAATCGAAGCCAAGGTCGAAAACGGCGAATTGTCCACGATGTATTACGTGGGCGCTTATACGGCGCTAGAAATCGTGTTTGAACAGGAGCACATTGAATACCCTGATGACTTTGTGCGCCTGTTTGATATGAGGATAAAGGCATTAGACGAAGATAGGAGCGAATAAATGCCGAATTTTGCGAACTACAACACCACCGAAGCGAAAATGTCAGACGGCTTTGAGCCTGTTACACCGGGCGCGTTTGTGTTGCGCGTTCAGGCGGTGCGCACGCAGTGGACGGAGCGCGATTATCAAACTGGCCTTGACAAGTCTTGCAGCGTGGCAAGCGAAGCAGGCGTGATGATGGTTTACGACATTGCCGATGGTGTCCACGCTGGGGAGTACACCAAGGAATTTTTCTTGGCGCAGGGCGGCGCACTTGACCCGAAAAAGGATTTTCTGCACCAATATAAATTCATCTGGGGTGACCTCAACAACCCGACAGACGCAGCGTCCACTAAATGGGTGCTCGACACTTTCACGGCATCTAATCCAGGCTTTGACGCGCTTGCAGCGTTCAATGCAGACCGCTTTGATTTGTTCGAGGGCAAGTTGTTTGGCGCGGTGCTCAACGGCACGGTAAAGACCAGCGAAAAAGGCTATGACTCATGGAGCTTGCGCCCACGCAAGAAGATTTACAGCGTGCAGGAAATTCAAAGCGGCGTTGATCGCGACGGCAAGCCCATTGCGGAACCGCGAATCACCGACAAGCGCACGAAGGTTGATGAATCGTCCACTAGCGGCGGTGCTGACGTTGTGCCTGTTGAAACGTATGATGACATTCCATTTGCATAATCTGTTATGGGCGAGTTAATTTATATTGATTCGCGTCAGCAGGCAAATAAACACGAACACAAAAATCAATGGTGGGCGGCTCACGGAGTCCCCACCATTACTGTTTGTTTGAACTTTGGTGATTATCAAACTGACGGCTCGAATATTTCAATCGACACAAAAGCCCACGTGGACGAAATCGCCGCAAACATAGGCGGCAAGCAACATGCGCGATTCAGGCGGGAATGCCAGCGAGCACAGCAAGCGGGTTATCGCTTGATAATCCTAGTGGAAAACAAAGAGGGCATAACGGGTTTGCATGACCTTGGGGCATGGATAAACGGACATTGCACGCATTGCGTCCACTACAGGCGCGGCAAGTGCAACCCAAGGGAATTGTCCACTAAGTGCATCAAGCACAACAAGCGAAAGCCCATCCAGGGCGAGCAATTGGCGCGAGCGATGCAAACCATGAGCAACAAATACGGGGTGCGGTTCATGTTCTGTGAGCCGAAAGATGCAGCGGAAATAATTTGTAAATTGTTGGGGGTGAAATATGAATGAGTGAATTTCTAGACGCAGCGCTTCTATATGCGTCACTTGGTTGGCGCGTATTCCCCTTGCAGCAAGGCCAAAAAGACAAATACGGCTGTAAATCGTGGAAGAACGACGCAACCACAGACGAAACCCAAATCCGCAAATGGTGGGCGATAAACCCAAATTACAATATCGGCGTTGTTACTGGTAACGGTTTATGCGTTATCGACGTTGACGATAAACCAGAAAAGCACAATGGCTTGCTTGGCAGCGACTTCTTGCGGGAGTGGGAACTTGAGCACGGCGAAATATCGGAAACATGTTGCGTAAAAACAGGCACAGGCGGTATGCACTATTACTTCAACGTTGGTGATAATTACATATCTGGATGCCAGAGCGACACGATATTTATAGACATTCGCTGTGATGGCAATTACGCTGTAGCACCCCCAAGCGTGCACCCGGATACAGGCCAGCAATACACATGGGACATTTCGCCCGAAGATATGGAACCGACGAAAGCAACGGTCATTGATAAGGCGTGTATCCAATGGGTGTATAACAACAGGCGCGGAGCCAACAAAGACGGCAAGCGCGATAAAGTCAAAGTGCCAACGAAACGCATCAAAGAGGGCGAAGGCCGCAACAATTTCCTTTACGAACAAGGATGCAGCGCACGTGGCAAAGGCTCAGACGATGAAACCATTGCAGCGTGGTTGTCCACGTTAAACGCCATGAAGTGTGACCCGCCATTACCGCAGGCCGAATTGAACAAG